TTCAGGAGATGATCGATGCAGCAATACGACGACACAACCGTAATGCTTCTATCATTAGTATGTGCGTCGGTTGGGTGGTTCTTGCTTTATTTGCTGAGGGACTACTAAGACTGATTGGAGTTATTCCTCCACTACTTCCTTTTCTTAAAATTACTTTAAATTAAAGAAGATGTGTAATACCATATATACTGCAATAACAATCTTTGGAGTTATTGGTTATTTAATTGTTTGGGCCTTGACACACGCTTATCCATCATGATAAAATTTGTAGAGTTCCTTCTGACCAACCAAGTGTCTTTATTCGTCATTGGTTGCCTCTTGACAATCGCTCCAGCAATGGGTATAATGATTGTACATTCAGAGAAGGATGAAAACAACGGGGCGTAGTTCAGCGGTAGAATGCTGGTTTTGGGAACCAGAGGTCACAGGTTCGATCCCTGTCGCCCCGACTCATAAATCTCACTTTATGAAAATGAATCAGGAAATTAACGATCTTACGACGTTTACAATTGAAGAATTTCAGGCAGATTTTGACAATCTTATGAATAGAGTTGAAAGTGGAGAATCATTTATCATAAAAAGTGAGCATGGAAATGCAGTAATAGTACCATATAACGAAGTGGTACAAGTGTTTCAAGAATCTGGTGTGAGTGAAGAACTCATACGAATACACACCGATCACGAAGAAGGTTCTTGACAAAGGGTTCCAGGTCCTCTACAATAGATCTGGTTTTAAGCGAGTGAGACTTGGTAGTCAGAGAGGTCTTATAAACCTTTTCCGCCAGATTAGCGGCTTTGAGATGGTTCGAATCCATCCACTCGTACCTTGCTCCTTTAGCAATCTGGTGAATGCAGCGAACTCATAATTCGCCTGAGGCGTGTTCGATCCACGCAAGGAGCACTGGACACTTATTCAAGCGTCCTACTTGACTTTCAAACCTCACTTCTCTATAATACTAAGGTCAACAATCAAAACAATGACTCTCACTTCTAAATTCAAGAAAGACGTTCAAACCCTTCGTGGTGCAGCAAATGGCGAATTCTACCTTGATGTAAAGAATCCGAAACTCTACAAAAAGGTTCGTCGTTACTATGAAAACGAAGGTGTAGTGTTCTCTGGTGATCCTTTGGATGATTATGAAATGCTTATGGAATACGTAGCTGCTGATCTTGAGTCCGTTGAGGTTGCATGAAGACTAAAGTTCTTCTTGAACGAGAAGGATATCGCTTTATAGAAGCAGGTATTCTTGAGATAAATGGTAAACCAGATTATCGTCTGCAAAAGCAGAATTACTATACAAAACGCTGGTACGACATTTATTTGTTTGATAATAGTATGCAATGCTCTCTTGCAATGGAAGACATAGAATACGCTAAATGGTTAGATCCAGATCGTGTTCCTTGTTATGTAAGAGATCATGATTAAATAGTCACGGAGAGACTTTAAAAGTACTGGTCGGGAGCAAACCCCTTATGTCCAAGACAAGTATCTTAAGATATCTTGGAAATCTTCTCCTCATAATTGGTTATCAAACTATGTTGTGGGGAGATTTTAAATACGGTTTAATGTTAAAAGTTGTTGGGGGATTACTCACAGTACCTTTTGCTATTAAACTTAAACTTTGGGATGTATTATTCCTATGTGCTTTCTTTGGTATTTCCGAGATATCAAAAGTAGTACAACTTTTCTCAGTTAGTTAAAACTGAGTGGTGGAGTCAATTTGACCCCTTATGAGTTTCTTGCTTCTCTCAAGAGCAAGTGGTGCGGATGGGGAATTCTTTCTCCGCCTGGTTTCCAATTTCCAGTCAAAGAATTGGTGGCGAGCCTGAGCACATGGAGGTGGGTTGCATAAACCCACCTTTTTTAGTATACTATATACTAAGAGAATTTTATTAATCTATGAGTGATTATAAGAAGACAGCACTCGTACTTGGTGCTGGTGGTTTTATTGGAAGCCATATGGTAAAAAGACTGAGAGCAGAAGGTTACTGGGTTCGTGGTGTAGATCTTAAGCTTCCAGAGTACTCTGAGACTGAGGCAAATGAGTTCATTCAGGGAGACCTGAGAGACATGAACTTTGTTGAAAGGGTAATTCAGTTTAAAGGATATCTTGGAAATTTTTATCATTTTGTAGCATCAAAATATCTTGAACCTTTTGATGAGATCTATCAGTTCGCTGCAGATATGGGTGGTGCTGGTTTTGTTTTTACCGGCGAAAATGATGCCGATATTATGCATAATTCTGTTACTATCAATCTCAATGTCCTCGAAGCACAAAGACAACTTAACGATTTCAAAGGTGTAAATAAGACTAAGATTTTTTATTCTGGATCTGCATGTATGTATCCAGAGCATAATCAATTAGATCCAGACAATCCAGATTGTCGTGAAGAGTCTGCTTATCCTGCTAACCCAGATTCCGAATATGGTTGGGAAAAACTCTTCTCAGAACGCCTCTATTTTGCCTATCATAGGAATTATGGTATTCCTGTTAGGGTTGCTCGTTATCATAACATCTTCGGACCAGAGGGAACCTGGGAAGGTGGTAGAGAGAAGGCACCTGCAGCAATTTGCCGTAAAGTTGCTTACCTTTCAGAGGAAGGTGGAACCATCGAGGTGTGGGGAGATGGTCTACAAACTCGTTCCTTCTTGTATATTGATGAATGTATCGAAGCAACCCGTAGAATGATGGAATCAGACTTTATTGGACCTGTAAATATTGGTTCAGAAGAAATGGTTAGTATCAATCAACTTGTAGATACTGCTGCAAGAGTTGCTGGTAAAATAGTAGAGAAGCAACATATTCTTGATGCCCCTCTTGGTGTTCGTGGTCGTAATTCAAACAACGATTTAATCCGCGAAAAACTAGGATGGGATTATTCGCAAACTCTAGAAGAGGGTATTCGTAAAACCTATAATTGGATTGTGGAGCAAATTAAAAATAAATGAAAGTAACTATTCTTGGATCTGCTGGACAGATCGGTGCATATTTAACTGAATATCTCAAAAATAAAGGTTATGATGTAAATGAATTTGATGTGGTTAATTGTCCACAACAAGATATGACAATTATTCCAAATCAAGAACTTGAAAAAGTTATAAGTGATTGTGATTTTGTATTTTTTCTTGCGTTTGATGTTGGTGGATCTCGATATCTTAAAAAGTATCAGCACACATTTCAGTTTATTGACAACAATACACGTTTAATGGCAAATGCTTTTGGACTTCTTAAAAAATATAATAGGAGATTTGTATTTGCATCATCTCAAATGAGTAATATGAGTTATTCTCCTTATGGCGTTCTTAAGAATGTTGGTGAACTTTATACAAAATCATTAAACGGATTGATTGTTAAGTTTTGGAATGTTTATGGTGTTGAAAAAAATAACGATAAAGCACATGTAATTACTGATTTCATTCGTAAGGGATTTGAAACTGGAATTATTGATATGCTTACTGATGGGCAAGAAGAAAGAGAATTTCTTTACGCAGAAGATTGTTGTGATGCACTTGAAACTATTATGAAAAAATATGATGATTTTACTTCGGAAGACAATCTTCATATTACAAGTTTTAATTCCACAAAAATTATTGATATTGCACATATAATTGCTGGTCAATTTCACCTCACTGATAAATTTAACGTAAAAGTTCAACCTTCTAAAGAAAAAGATTCTGTTCAAATGGATAAAAGAAACTCAGCTGATTCTTTTATCCTTAAATGGTGGATTCCGAAAACAAGTATACAAGAAGGTATTTCGAAAATTTTTGAAACGATGAAAGGAGATTATATCTAATGAGAACACAAACTATTGGCGAATTGTGTAATATTATTGAAAAATTTGATTTAAATCCAAGCACCGATAAAAATTCAGTTCATTGTTATGTAAAAGGATACTATGATAAAGAATTTCTTAAATATAAAGATGAAAAAATAACATTTTTAGAAATAGGAATTCGTGGTGGAGGATCTATTAAATTATGGGCAGAATATTTTACGAATTGTGAAAAGATAATTGGTATTGATGTTGACCAATCTGCTTTATTTGAACAATTTAAAGAAATTGAAGGAGTAGAATATCACTTTGCAAATGCATATACTCAAGAATCTGCAGATAAAATTCCAGATTTAGATATATTTTTGGATGATGGTCCTCATACCTTAGAAAGTCAAATTGATGCCATACATTATTACTTACCTAAGGTTAAGTCTGGGGGACTATTCTTGATAGAGGACGTTCAAGATGAAGAGTGGTTTTCATCCCTTGAAGAAAAAGTTAATCAAATGAATATCAATAAACAATATGAGATTGAGAAAGTTGATCTTAGACATATGAAAAATATGTATGGAGATCATAGATATGATGATCTGATTTTTGCAGTAAAAGTACTCTAATGACTAAGATTAATATCTGCGTAAATAGCACAAAAACTTTTAGCGAAAAAACAATACCAATAGTTGTACAGTCATTATTAGAATCTGGTATTGATTCTGAAAATATTTTTGTTATTGAAGGTGGATATGATAAAAGGACAGTTCTTCAAAAAGAAAACTATACTCATATTTTTACAAATCAAAATTCATTAGAATATACTGGATTAATTGATATTGTTGAGTATGAGTTAGAGTCTGATTATTGGTTTAATATTCATGATACTTGTAGAGTTGGAAAAAATTTCAAAAACCTTTTGTACAATATGCCAGAAAATAATCCAGAAAAAATAGCTTTAAGAAGACATCCTTCAATGAGCATAGGTTCTTATAAGTATTCTTATTTGTTAAAGCATAAGCAAAGACTTTTAGATATAAAAAATACAGATTATTCGAGAGAGTGTTTGCAAATGTGGAAACAGAGGGGGATAGAAATGGAAGATTATATGCTATATAAACTTCAAGACAGTCCTACTGATAGATACAATCTTCACATATCTGATGAAGAATGGAACATTATTCAAGATCAAGATTGGTATGGTACTGGTATTCAAAGAAGAATAGAATATCATCCAACATTAGATTTATATAAATCAAAATCTAATTGGTTTGTTAAACCTTGGATGGAAATTGATTTATAATGAAAATCGCAATAATTGGAGCTGGGTGGGTAGGATGTCACTTGGCAACTAGGTTGAAAAAAAATAATCAAGTTGTTCTCTATGAAAGAAATAACGTTTTTTCTGAGACTTCTTTTTTTAATCAAAATAGATTGCATTTAGGATATCATTATAGTAGAAGTTATAGCACTAGAAATCTTTGCAAGGAGACATTCGATAGATTTTATAATGATTATTTTTTTCTTATTGAGAATGTTGAAAAAAATGTATATTCAGTGCCTTTAAATGATTCTTTAATTGATTTCAATACATATTTAAAAATATTTGATGATTTCAATACTCATCAAGTAGTTGATCTTCAAACATTAAAAAATGTTGAAGGAAGTATTTTAGTCAAAGAAAAGTATATTAATCCAACAAAATCAAAAAAATATTTCATAGAAGAGTTGAAAGATGTAATTAAGTATGAAAATATTTCTGAAAGTGATTTGCCCACGTTACAAAGGAATTATGATCTAATAATCAATGCTACAAATAATAATTTCCTTCCAATAATAGAAAATACGTTTTCGGAAAATTGTACAGTTTTGTTATATGAAAAGACACAAGATACTGAATTTGATGCCTTAACATTTGTTGATGGTAAATTGATGTCAATTTATCCATATGATTTAGATAAAAATTTATATTCTCTCACTGATGTTGAATTTACCCCTCAAGAAAATCTTCCAATAGAGGTAATAAGAGATAGAATGGAATTTAGAGTATCAAGATACTATACTAATTTTCTAGATAATTTTAAATATCACTCATATACTAAATCTATTAAGTACAAAATTAAAAATCTTTCAGAGAGTAGAGTTCCATTAATTAGGCATACTGATAACATCATTAGTTGTTTCACTGGAAAAATACAAGGAATATATTTTATAGAGGACTATATTAAAAACTTATGAAAATACTTGTTGGCAATACTGGACTTATAGGACAAAATTTAAAACAGAAAATAAATTTTGATTATGAGTTTAATAGTAAAAATATTAAAGATATTGATTTATGTGTTGATGGTTGTGATTTGTATCTCAGTTGCTTACCTGCAACAAAATGGTTTATAAATCAAAATATAGAAAAGGATTTTGCAAATATTAATTTTATCATTTCTTATCTTTCGAAAAAAAGATATAAAAATATTTTTCTTTTTTCCACAATAGATGTATATTCAGATTCTCCTATAAATGTAGATGAAGATTATTGTCCTAATTTTTCTGGATTGAATTACGGATCAAACAGGTTGCTATTTGAGTATTTAATAAAACAATTTATATCATATGAAAATTGTTATATTTTTAGATTACCTGCACTTTTTGGAAAATTTTTAAAGAAAAATATTATATATGATCTATTGAATAATAATAGAATTGATAGTATTAATTTAAACTCATATTATCAATGGTATAATTTGGAAAACCTTGAGGATGATATTAAAAGTTTAATTATAAAAAATCCAAAATCTGATATTTTTAATTTATTTACTGAACCAATATATACTGAAGAATTAGTCGCAAACGTATTTCCTGAATTTAAACTGAAAGCAAGAAATGACTTAGTAAGATATGATTGGAAAACTAAACATTTTTCATCGGGATATGTTTGTGATAAAGATATTGTCTTAAATCAAATAAAAAAATTTGTTTATGAAGTTCGGAATTAGTAATTTATCGTGGAGTTTAAAGGATGAAGAACTTATTAAACCCCATCTAACAAAGTATGATTATGTTGAAACTGTGTTTTCAAAAATTGATATTGGATATTATTCAACCCAGTCGATATTTTATGGATCAAATGTAAAAACTTTTGATGACTATATTTCTACTTTAAAACAATTGAATTTTATTATTGATAGGTGCAATGAATGTGGAGTTAAGATTATTGTTTTGGGATCTCCATCTTTGAGAACTGGAAATAAAGATAATCTTTTGAAAGTGTTTGAGGATGTTGATGTTAAATTAAAACTACATAATATTATTTTATGTGTAGAACCAAATTCTTCTTATTATGGTGGAGAGTATTATTTTACAATAGATGAAATTGTTGAGGATATAAAAAACTTTTCTAATATTAAAACTATGATAGATACTCATAATTTAATATTAGAACATAAAAATATACAAGATACTTATAAAAAATATAAAAATTACATAAAACATATTCATTTTTCCGAAAAAGATTTGGTGCCCATTGACAATTATTCTTTTTATATAAATCTTGTTGATTTTTTTATTGAAAACGGATATAATTATGGAATAACTTATGAACTGAAGGATACCAATTCTATTATTGAAGAATCAAAAAAATTTATAAAATTAAAAGAGAGAATTAATCGATTATGATAGAACTTAATAAAGATTCTAATGGATACGATGTGTTTGTAAAAGAATTTGAAACTGAAGAGAATAAATATGCTTCTTTAATTAAAAAAATTCTCTTACAAGAAGAGAGTAAAATTCCCCAGTGGATAATTGAAATGAATGGAATGTCTGGAAAAAAATACAGACACTTTATTAATAATTTAATCAGTCAGATAGAAAATCCAAGGTATCTTGAAATTGGATGCTGGAAAGGTTCTACTTCTTGTTCTGCAATTTATAATAATAATGTTATATCATATTGTGTAGATAATTGGTCTGAATTTGGGGGCCCAAAAAACATTTTCTGCGAAAATGTGCAAAAATGTGTAGAAAAATGTGAAGATATTGATATTACTTTTGTAGAGGGTGATTTTAGAAATATTGATTATAATGATATTGGAAAATATAATGTATACCTATTTGACGGACCTCATAATGAGCAGGACCATTATGATGGCCTTTGCTTCCCACAATCTGCACTAGATGATGAATTTATTTTTATTTGTGATGATTGGAACTGGAAGAAAGTTAGAGAAGGTACAATTAAGGCTATAGAAGAATTAAATTTGGATATTGTCTATTCTTTTGAGATTAAAACAACCGAAGATGATTCTTACCCCCCAGAAAACAACACTATGGAGAATAGTGATTGGCATAATGGTTACTACATATCTGTTTTGAAAAAAAGTGAAACTAATTGAAGGGATAGAACTTTCTAATTTGTGTGATTATTCTTTTGGCGAACAATCCGGAAGTTTTAGTAAAATATATACACATTTTATGAAACCAGCAAATCTTCTTAATTTGGAATTTGCAGAGAAAGTATTATTGTCAAATAAAGATTATATGACTTTGTTTATTGATAATATTAGGTTATATAATAGAGAAATAAAAAATTTAAAACCAAATGATAAAATTTATGTAGATTCTCTAATGAAAGAAAGTGATCTTTTGGATTTATGTTCTAAATTTCCGAATAAAAAGTTTATAATTTTTACAAATTTGGAAGACACTCCAATTGACGATTTTATTTTCGATAAGATACCTAAAAATGTTTTAAGTATTAATGCAGTAAATGCAATAAGTTATGGTGGAAAAGTTCGACCAATTCCATATGGAGTTCAAAGAAGAACAAACTTAAATGATAATAGAATGGAAATATTACTTTCTTTTATTCAAAATAATGAACCTGTTAAATCCGAAAATCTTCTATATGTAAATCATAGTGTAAATACTAATCCAGAAGAAAGAGGAGGAATTAAAGAATTATTTTTTGATAAACCATGGGTTAAAGTTGAAAATGGAAATGTTGATTATTTTACATACCTTTTCAATTTAAGAAAATCTAAATTTATGATATGCCCAATTGGAAATGCTATAGATTGTCATAGGAATTGGGAAGTTCTTTATATGAAAAGAGTTCCTGTTATGAAAAGACATCCTTATTTGGAAGAACTGTTTAAAGATTATCCTGTTCTTTTTGTAGAAAAGTACTCTGACATTGATGAGAACTTTCTATTATCTAATCAATTTCTATTTGATAATATGCAAGAATTTAATATTAAAAAACTTGATTTAAATGAATTTTATGATAAAATGGTTTATAGCTCGATAGAAAATGATGATTAATTTGCCAGATGTTACTTTGATATGCATATCATCTATTAATTTGCCGCAGACTTATTTTGCATTCAAGAAAAGCGTGGAAAAAATTAATTTTGGATCTGTTAAATTAGTCACTCATGAGAAACCAAAAGACCTCCCTAGTTTTATAGAATACTCAGAGTGTTATAAAATTAAAAATATTAATGATTATAGTTATTATTGTATCTATAATCTTGCAAATCATGTTGATACTAACCATTGCTTACTAATTCAAGCCGATGGATTTGTAATTAACCCCGATAAATGGGATGATAATTGGTTGCAGTATGATTATATTGGTGCCCCTTGGGAGTATTCTGAAAGTGCATATATAGATCCGTTCGGAAATCATCAGAGAGTTGGTAATGGAGGATTTAGTCTAAGAAGTAAAAAACTTTTAGATGTCCCAAAATATGAATGTGTTGAATGGGATGTAAATCAAGGAAATTTTTATAAGCATATGAACGCAAATAACTTTGCAGAAGACGGAAATATATGTGTTCATAATAGGCATATATATGAGAAACATGGGTGTAAATTTGCTCCTGTAGAGGTTGCTGCTAAATTTTCTCATGAAAAACCTATTCCAGAAACACAAGGAATTATTCCTTTTGGATTTCATTTTCATCTTCCATATGGTACAGTATTATGATCGGTTACAATCACTTGGGAAAAAATGGTCGTTTTGGAAATCAAATGTTCCAATATGCCGCGTTGAGGGGTATTGCGGCCAAGCATGGATATGACTGGTGCATTCCGCCTGGACCTTTAACTGATGAAGAGTTTGTTGATGAAGAAGATCAACATAAACTTTTTATGGCATTTAAACTTCCTTCAGTTAAGTTTATTAAGTTACTTCCCGCACCTTATAGAAAAGAGTCAAGTTTTACTTTTGACCAAGATTTGTTTGATAACTGCCAAGACAATATTAATCTTTATGGTTATTTTCAAACAGAAAAATATTTTAAACATATAGATAATCAAATTCGTCAAGATTTTATTTGGCGAGATGATGTTTGGAATATGTGTAAAGATATCTTTGATCAAATAATTCCAAACAAACAAGCAATTTCTTTGCATATTCGTAGGTCAGATTATTTGGTCAAATCAGAATTTCATCCAGTATTGCCATTAAGTTATTATAATAATGCTTTAGAAAAACTTGATAAGGATCTTCCAGTTCTTGTATTTTCTGATGATCCAAAATGGTGTAATGAACAAGAATTTTTTAGCGACGACCGTTTCTTAATATCGGAAGGTGGTGATAATATTACCGATATGTGTATGATGTCAATGTGCAACTATCACATCATTGCAAACTCTACTTTTTCCTGGTGGGGAGCATGGTTATCTGGATCCGATAATGTAATTGCTCCAAACCTTTGGTTTGGTGTAAATGGGGAAGATCCTAAAGATATTAAGGTTGATCGTTGGGAGTATCTTAATGTCTGAAATTTCCGTATGTATTCCAACCTATGAATTTAAAGGTGATGGTGTCAGATTTCTTTCCGAACTATTTGATTCACTTTCTACACAAACCTTCCAAGATTTTGATATTGTTATTTCGGATCATAGTAAAAATGATGATATTCTAAACTTTTGCCAAACAACAGAAAAAGAATTTGAAATTACCTACATTAAAAATCCTAACGGTAGAGGATATCAAGCACCAAATACAAATTGTGCTCTTCAAAATGCAGAAGGAAGAATTCTTAAATTAATATATCAGGATGATTTATTCGTTGATAATTTTGCACTTGAAAAAATTAAGAATACCTTCGATGAAACAAATTGCAAATGGATGTTTCATGGATTTACTCATACTAAGGATGGTATAGAGAAATATCGTGATTGTATTCCAAAGTGGACTGATATGATGCTTGAGGGTAGAAATCTTTTAGGAAGTCCTTCTTGTGTTGCATTTCTAAATGGATATCAAATGGATATGGATGAAAATATAAAATTACTCATTGACACAGAATTGTATCATCGAATGAGAATGGAATATGGAATGCCAAAAATTATTCCCGATATTTTAATCGCAAATAGAGAGCATGAAAACCGTACAAGTTCTAGTGGAATTCAATATGATGGATTTATAGAACATTCTGAAGGCGGGTGGCTAATAAACCAAAGTGAACTTGATTATGTAGAGACGAAGCATATTAATTTTTGTAGAAATGGAAGAAAGTATCCAGATGAAAATTGATCTAAAAGAAGCAACATTCATCATTCCTATCCGCATAGAATCTTCTGATCGCCTTCGGAATGTTATTACTACAACAGCATTTCTGATTGAGAATTTTGATACTAATATCATTATTAAAGAAGTAGATTCTGAATCAGTTTTTCGGAAAGATGCACTTCCAATTTTAAAAGATATTCTTGATGAAGAAGTAAAAGTTAATCACATATTTGAAAGAAGCGATGATCGCTTATTTCATAGGCAAAGAGTGTTGAATGAAATGATCATGGAAGCAAAAACTGAAATTGTAGTCAATTATGATTGTGATGTATTACTTCCTTTAGATTCTTATCATGAAGCATATCAGTCCATACTTCATCATACACATGACGTAATTTATCCTTATGGGCAAGGAGTGTATCAGAAGCAAGTAAAAGCTACCGATCAAATTGTTTCTGAGTTCCTGCAAACCTCAGATTATTCAATTCTTGATAATAATTCCTCCACTTCCACATCAGACTTTGGTTGGGCACAATTCTTTAATCGTCAAGTTTATATTGATGGTGGAATGGAGAATGAAAACTTCAAAGCATATGCACCTGAAGATAAAGAAAGATTTTACAGATTTACAACATTAGACTATAATGTTGGTAGAATTAATGATGTCGTTTATCATTTAGAACATGCAAGGGGACATAACTCCTGGTTTAGTAATCCATATATGCAATCTAATATGAATGAATGGGAAAAAATTCAGAGAATGGATAAAGAACATCTCAAAGAATATTATTCAAAACAAGAGTATCTTAAAAAATATGTTGGCATTTAATCAGATTGGAAATCTGGGAAGACTTGGTAATCAGATGTTTGAGTATGCTGCACTGAGAGGTATTGCTGCTAAGCATGGATATGATTGGTGTATTCCTCCCTTCCATAGAAGTGGTATTGAAAATTATAGTCTTCATAAGTGTTTTAAATTGGAATCTGTAAAGGAAGAAAACATAGGAGTTAGAGATGACTTTGGATATGTTCAGGAAAGGTTTTTTCATTTTAATGAAGAACTTTTTGAACAGTGTCCCGATAATGTAAGTCTTCATGGATTTTTCCAATCTGAAAAATATTTCAAACATATTTCGGATGATATTCGTAAAGATTTTACCTTTCATGATGAGCATCTTGAACCCTGTAAAGAAATGATGAGTAATTTTGAGGGACAAGAACCTATCATGCTTCATGTTCGTCGCGGAGATCCAAATCTTGTTGATCCTCGTGGATTTAAATGGGCTTATGTGAATTGTTCTGACCAACACCCTGTTCAACCAGTGGAATATTATGAAAGAGCCCTTCAAGAATTTGATGATGATCAACCAGTAATTGTCTTTTCAGATTCTCCAGAATGGGTTAAGGAACAAGAATTTTTTAGTGGAGATAGATTTTTTGTTTCTGAACCGGTGGATAAATATCCCGATGGATCTTATACTCCATATGCTGACTTATGTTTGATGTCTCTATGTTCTCATGCTATTATTGCTAATAGTTCTTTGAGTTGGTGGGGATCTTGGTTAATTTCAAATCCAAACAAAAAAGTAATCTCACCTCAAATGTGGTTTGGTCCAGTGTATGCTGATAAGGACACTAAAGATCTCTATTGTTCAGATTGGATAATTTTATGAATGACCTGATTGATAAAAATAAATCAACATATAAACTCAAAAATATTGGTCCAATATATTACTTAAATCTTGATGGTCAAACAGAGAGACGACAATATATGGAAGACCAATTCAAGTATTGGGAAATTGAAAACTATACTCGCATTTCTGCTTATGATGGTAGAGAAGACGATTTGAGTGATATTATTAAGGGAAAGTATCCTGATATGATGTCTTCCGGTGAGGTTGGTTGTATTACTTCTCACTTAAAGGCAATTAAACATTGGTATGAAACTTCTAATAGTCCATATGCGATTATTATGGAAGATGATTGTAATCTTGATCTTGTAAAGTATTGGAACTTTACCTGGTCAGATTTTTATGCACATATTCCATATGATTGGGACGTAGTTCAAATTGCAATTATTTGTACTGGAGATATTCACGTTAAATTGCATAAGAGATTTGTTAATGATTTTTCGACAGCTTGTTATTTAATTAATAGACATCACGCAGAAAAACTTTTAAAATTTCACGTTCGTGGTGATAAGTATAAACTTGATAATGGTGTCAAACCTCGTCCAGTTGCAGATGATTTAATTTATAATTCTGGCAATACTTATTCAATCCCTCTTCTTTTGTATAGGATTGAACTTGGATCGTCTATCCATCCCGAACACGTTGACATTTATCATAAGGCAAATTTCAATGCGTTGAGTGAGTTTTGGCAGCAAAATGGGGCTCAGATTGATATTAAAGAGTATATGGACTATGATCCTTACCTTGGCAGGATAACCGAACCATCAAGTCAAAAAAACTCTTGACAACCTTTCAAGTCTCCTCTATACTAAATAAGTACTTAAGAATTCAGTTGTAATTCTTAACATTTGTCCTATAGTACAAAATAAAACAAACTTATGAAACTCAAACAACTGATGCTTGCACCTGTTGCTCTGGGAATGGTTGCTCCTGTTGCTGCGAATGCGGCAGATCTTAATATTGCAGCAGTCAACCAATATTCTTCCGAACAGGTTACGAGTGTCTCACAATTTTCTGATGTAAAGCCTACTGATTGGGCATATCAGGCACTCTCCAATCTTGTTGAGCGTTATGGTTGTGTTGCTGGTTATCCTAATGGCACCTTTGTTGGTGGTCAGTCGATGACTCGTTATGAAGCAGCAGCACTGCTGAATGCTTGCCTGGATCGTGTAACCGAAGTTACCGATGAACTGAAGCGTCTTCAGGCAGAATTCGCACAAGAACTTGCTGTTCTTCGTGGTCGTGTTGATGCTGCTGAGGCACGTATCGGTCAACTGGAAGCAACTCAGTTCTCTACCACTACCAAACTGCGTGGTGAAGCAACCTTCGTTCTGGGTGGCGTTCCTGGTTATGATACCAAGGCAGGTACTCAGAATGGCAACACTGCCTTCAACTATGATGTTCGTCTGAACTTTGATACTTCGTTTGCTGGTAAGGATCTGCTCCGTACTCGTCTGCGTTCTTCAAACTTCAGTGCTGATCCTTTTGGTTCTTCTTCTTCCCTGTTCAAACTTGACAAGGCAGACAATACTCAATCGGATATTGGCGATAACGTAGTGATTGATCGTCTCTACTATTCATTCCCTGTTCTGAACAACAAAGCAACCCTGACTGCTGGTGCTAAAGTTCGTAATACCGAAATGGCGTGGATTCCTTCTGCATACAAGTCAGAAGTTCTGGACTTCTTTGCTGTTGCTGGTGCTCCTGGTGTCTATAACAAGGCAACTGGTGCTGGTTTCGGTGCTCTCTGGAGTCAAGGTAAGACTGGTCTCGTTGCTGGTGTAAACTACGTTGCTCAAAATGGCGATAATAGCGATACTGGTGTCTTTGATGAGACTGGTGCTCTGAATACTCTGGCACAAATCGGTTATCGTGGTAAGAACTGGGGTGCTGCTTTTGGTTATCGTTATGGTACTGAAGGCACTCGTGTTCGCACTTACAACGGTCTGAATGGTGCTTCTGGCACTCTGGTTCCTGGTCAGACTTCTAACGGTTATGCTATCAACGCATACTGGCAACCCACTCAATCGGGTTGGGTTCCTTCAATCTCTGCTTCTTACGGTTGGAACACTGTAAGTGGTACTGAGAGTGCTGCTACCGATAGTCAATCCTGGTTCGCTGGTCTCCAGTGGTCCGATGTGTTTGCTAAGGGTAACTCTGCTGGTATTGCTGTTGGTCAAGCACCTACGGGCGAAGACCTTGAGGATGCAACGATGCTTGAAATCTTCTACAAGTATCAAGTTTCGGACAACATCAGCATCACTCCTGCAATCTTCTATGCAAGTGACAACCAACGTCTGAATGATAATGCCTCCAAGTGGGGTGGTGTTATTCAAACGAAGTTCACGTTCTGATAACTTTGAGGGAGGAGAAATCCTCCCTTTTTCTTTGGAGAATTTATATGTACGATTATTGGGTAGTAACTGATAAATCTACTGGAAGAGTAATCGCTCATTGTGGCGAAGAAAAAGATGCTATTATGATGTATGAATTTGATACTAACAATAGAAGTTACAGAAAACAAAAGTTTATTATGGACCAAGTAATTGATATTACTTCCACTTATGATAAACAACTTCCAGGACAGATTGGACTTCCTGAAGGTGAAGTAAATCAACTTCAAGAGTTCAAGGTCAAACTTCCTGAAGGTGAAGGACAACCTATTAATATCAGGTAATTAAAACCTTAACCTTCTCTTAGTTGATTTTTACTTTTATCTCTTTTAGAATTTCTTTGTAGTTATTCACTTTTTATGAAACTCAAACACATTTTTGCTATTGGTCTGCTTGCTGCTCCTACTGCTGCACTCGCAGGCACGACCCTGAATGGTGCCGGTGCGACATTTCCGGCGCCTTTGTACCAACGATGGT